TTCATCTTTTGTTAGTCCTGCTATTTCTGCTAACTTTTTGATAGCACTTTCACGTGAATCTTGTTTGGCTTTATACTCGGCTTCGAGTAAGCCTAATTCCGCTTGGTCTTTAGCGCGTTGCTCTAAAAAGGCTTCCTTGTCAGCACCAGTTAATTCTATTTTATCGTTATCTATACCAATGAATATCTTTTCAGTTGCCATTGTCATATCTCCTAAACATTAAACCCGTAAACAGCCAAATTACCAGTTAGCGTTCCACTTTCGCCAATCAAACTAAATCCTGTAAAAGAAGTTGTAGCATTAAAAAATCCAGCCCAACCACCACCAAATCCAACTGAATTATTTTCACTAAATGCAGTACCAATAATTGTTTTCTTTTCACTAACAAAAGGATTATTAAAAGTTAAATCATTAGAACTTTGAACACTTGTGTTCCTTTGGTAAAGATTAAATTGGGTTGCACTTGCTGCCGTGAAAGGAGTAGTACCACTTGTGTAGTTATCATAATTAGCCATATAAAAATAATTACCTGTTGAGTTATCTGCACCTGAAACTCTGTATCTTAAAAAAACATTTGTTAAAGTTGAAGCAGCAGATAATCTAATTAAAACTTTGTATGAAGTGTATGTTGCACTAAAAACATCATTTATAGATTGAGAAGATACTCCACTAAAACTAGTTGTATTCAGTAAAACCATTCCAGCCTTTTTAGTACCAAGAGCTGTATTCATAGACGCGTCAATAGCGTCACCTAAGGTTTCTATAGCTGTAGCGCCGTCTTTTACAAGATCAGTTGAAGTTGGTACAGCCCAACCATAATTAGGGGTAGTAGTTGCCATTGTTCTAGTTTATCCTTTTCTTAAATAACGTCAAGCCAACGAGTAGCATTATCTAGGTTTTGCCATTGTATTAAAGCGTTGTAGTCTTCCCATTGTACATCTAAAGTTGAGTAGATTGAGTTAGAAACAGACATAGTTAGTTCTAAGTTTTTACGTCCAAGTGTCCAAGTCCAACCCTCAACAAAACCCTCAAAATAGCCCTCAGGTATAAGTCCTACTGGGATATTGTCAAGGTAAAGCAAACTGTCCATAGTCACAGCTAGTAAATCGTCTCTAACTGTATTAGTCATATCTGAATGGGCAAGGTTTACCGATACGGCTTCGAGTGAGATTTTAGGTGTTCCTCTGTAATTAACGAAGTTTGTGGCTTGTTCTGTTGCGTCAACTGTTTCTGCAAGTATTGTTGATCTAATTTCTTCAAGCAAGCCATAGTTATTTATTGACGTATCATTTTGTGCTACAACTTCAAGTACTGGGTCATCATATTGTATTACTACGCTGTTAACAATATCTGCTGTTTGCAATCTGGTTTGTATATCAGCATTAACAAGGTCAGCGTCAAGTTCTATCAAATTGGTTGTGTAGTTTTCGCTTCTGCGTTCTGCGTCTGCGTAACCTATCTCAAAATCTGCTGTGTCATACAAATAACCTAAACCTGATTGTTGGGTTATGTCTGTTAGTTCGTACGCTTGTTGTACTTGTGCGCTTCTAGCTAGCATTTCGTAACGTCCTGCGTCAATTGTGTCTATGCCTTGTACACCATAATTAGCCCAAGTTTCAGTTGTAAAATCGTTCCAAGTTTGTGTATTACTTAAATCTTCCCACGCAATAAATAAAGTTTCTTCAAGAATACGTTGAATACGTGCGCCGTCTAATTCTTCAGGATAAGCAACACCACCAGCGTAACGCTTAACAAGTAAACCAAGAGCACCAATTGCTTGTATTTGTAAAGTGTTAGGTTTGCCACCCAAACCAGCGCCCTCAAATCTGTTATAAACACCTGACACTTCACCAGTAAATAATTTTATGTATGCACCTGTTGAGTCAGTAACTTCTATAAGTACTGTGTCAAGTAGTTCAACTATGGGGCTTGTGCCGTCAAGGTTTAATAGTTCTATGTTGCAATAACTTGGCTGTGTTGCCTCAAAAAAATCATTACGACCATAAGTAATTGTGCCGTCTTGTAAAGTTGTTGACGTTTGTACAACTCCAGCAATTGTTACCCTATATGTTGGTGTATATACTGTCATAGGTTTATCTGAAGCCGAAGTTAAAAGGTTTTATACCTGTTGTTTTATTTGCTGTATTTTGTACTTTGGTAATTGTTCTAGCTGTAGCTTGTGGGTCTATTGCACCTTTAATGTTGTAGTTATTTACTGTTGTGCCACCACCTCGTACTGTGCTTGGTATTTGACCAGCTGCGCCAGCCAAAGGTGCAAGTTGACCAACAGGGTTAATAAGCAATTTACCAAAATCAGGCAAACTATTATAAAGACTAATAGCACGTTCTAAACCACTAATAACACTTGTTATAACTGTTAACAATTTCTTAAAGCCCTCGCCCTCGGCTGCACCAGTAACTTTGTCTAACATATCTACAAGTAATTGAGTTGTGCGTCTAAGTTGTTCACCAAGTAAATATGCTTGACCTTGTACATTGTCCATATCGTAACCAAAAGTTACTGCACCAGTTCCAGCGTCATAAAAAGCTCTAGTTAAACTTTGTTTACCTTTAGCTGTTAATCCGTCTACAAGTCCTTGTAATGCTGGTGCTAATTGTTGTGTAGCAAAATTTGCAAATCTTTCAAGTAAAGGTAATAAGGCTTGACCTAGTTGTTCTTTGGCTTCATCTATAGCAATTTTAATACGAGCCATACGTCCAGCAAAAGTTTCAGCAGCTGCGTCAGCTTGTCCAGCAAAAGTTTCGCTTAATGCTTTTGTAGCTGCGTCAAAATCTTTAGTTTTAACAATATTTTCGTCAAGTGGTACACCGATACGTTTAAGCGCGCCAAGATTGCCGTCATAGGCTTTACCTAAGGCTTCTGTAACTGTAGTTAAATCTTTACCTGTACCTGCAGAAATGTCTAATGCTAATTGTTGTAGTTTTTGTGCTTTTGTTACGTCTTGTGTTGATCTAACAAGTCTGTCAAGGCTTGGACGTAATTGGTCGTCTGCAACACCTGTAGCGCGTGCTGTTTTGTCAATGTAATCTTCTACTGATTTCACTTGAGCGTCTGTTGCTTTAGTTGTGTTTCTAAGAGTTATGGCTAAAGACTTTTGGGCTTTCTCATCTTCAACAGCAGCTTTAACAGCGTCAATACCAATTTTAATAGCCATAGCACCAGCAGCTGCGCCAACTGCTAAAAATGCAGCTGCGCCTTTTTGTAAAGCATTATCTAATTTATTGCTAAAAGTTTTAGTTTCTTTATCGGCTTTATCAAGTCCGTCAATAAAGTTTTTAGTGTCAGCGAGAAGCGCAAGTTTAAGTGTCCTAATGTCAGCCATTATAAACTACCTTTCCAAACGTCTCTAATTTTTTCATAACCTTTAAGCCATTCCTGAGCAATTGTAGGTTGAAATCTTGACATAGCACGATACAACCACCAACCCTCTTTACCACCTCTACCAGAGCGTCTAGGGAATTGTTTGTATTGCTTTGATCCGAATTCATTACCCATTATCACATAACCAGCACTAAAAGCACTAGAGCCAACTTTACGATTACCACCAATACTAAAACTTGGTGCTTTATCAGACTTAGATATTTTAATCGAATCAGCAACGGCTTGTGCTTGTTTAACATTATAAGGCGCATTATTAGCTGCACCTTTAGCATAATTAGCACCTCTTTCTGCTAATGCGCTAGCAATTTGTTTCATATCATTTTTAGCGATATCGTCCATTTTGCTAAACGCACGTAATAAACCACGATAGTCTTTATCAACTTTAACTAGTTGTACTGTCTTAGCCATTAGCTCGCTCGTTTAATATGTCTATAGCTGTAGCCCAAATTTCGGGTTCTGCATTGAGCCAATAGTCGGGTGTTATCCCAGTTGCTATTGCTAATTCTATTGCTGTTCGCCCAAGACTTCGGGCTTGGTAAAATTTGCTGTCTCAAAATCAGAAGCTGCAATATCGGTAACTTTACTTTTCCAAGTCTCAAAATTTTCAACCTTTTTGGTAACACGTTGTTGAATCTTGTGAGCCAAGAATAAAAGAAGTGTGTTACTTGGTGTGCTTTCTTCAATAAGTATTTTAACAATTGACTTACTGTTATAAAGTTCTTTTTCTGCAAGTGAAAGTTCAATTGGTCTAGTCCATTCATCAAACTTTTCACCTGTTTCTAATTCCCACGTTAATTTAAGTTTAAGCATTGTGTGCCCCTGTTCTGTTTGTTGTTGTTATGCAGTTAGGTCTTCTGTTGGTATGCCGACAACTTGTAGAGATACTGAACAAGTTTGTGCGTCTGCACCTGAAGCAGAAACTCCTGGGTATTGTGGTAATACGTTACCAGTTAAAGTCACACCTGTTTTTAATGTCAAAACAAATGCAAGTACTGTGTCTGGTGCTGACTCTGTTGCATCCCATAATGCTTTGTACAAGCTGTCTGGAGATGTTCCTGCGTCGTTCAAGAAGTTAATATCAAGAGTGACGTTTGAGTCAATGTATTTGTAGGCTTTGCCTGCAAGAGTGTCAAAAGTTAAACGTTCGGTATCAAAGTTGATAGCAGAATCTAAAATTTGCTCACTATAGTTTTTTGTAGCAATAGTCAATGTTAATTGACGACCACTTAAAATAGTTGTTGCCATTTCTTACCTTTCCTAGCCTGTGTAGGCTGTTTGTAGTTGTATTTCAGCAGTTAATAGATCGGTACTATTAGTGCTTCTGATTCTTGGGCTACTTACCGATAATACTATAAAGTTTAACGGAATAAGTCCTAGAATTGTTTCTATATCGTCTTCCAAGTTTTTTAGCGCGCTTGGGTTAGAATACGTTGAACTAACAACTTCTAATGTTAATCTGACGTAATAGTTTTTGCTATTGCCTATAACTATTGGTTCTAGGTATGGGTCACTAGCTAAAATTAGAGCTGCTGGTGGAATAACAATGTCTGGTACGTGATCGTAAGCAGAATAATTTGTGTTTGAGGTTATCGCTGTTTTAAGGTCTGAACGTAACGTACTTAAAGGCATAGTTAACCTACTTGACTATTAGAGTCAATATATTTACTGATTAAACCTGTAACTTTGTACAAAAGGGTTCTACCCATTCTGTATGGGGCTGGTGTGTAATCAAGGGCTTGTTGTGTGCCACCTGCAGCTAGTCTTGATTGGAATACGTCTACAGCAATTTGTAACACAGCTTCTTCTATGGCTGCTACGCCGTTGTATTGTGATAAATCGTTTTCAGCTGCAATACCATTAGGTATAACAAATCTGTAATCGGTGTGTACTGGTGCGCTTGTTGTTGTAATTCTAAAAGTATATTCATCTACTATTGAAGATATTGTTTTGTTGCCGTTAACGTGTGCTTCAACACCTGATATGGCTACTGTTTGTGTTTCATAAAATTTGTGGGGTCTTGTTGTGTGTATTGTCGTTGTGGTTGCTGTTTCTGAATAGTGTTTATCTATGTTAACTTTCCATTGAATAAGAAAATCACCAATAGCGTCTTCTGATGTGTCAATAATTGCGTTTAATGCTGTGTCATCATAAAGAGTATTTGGAACGCCAAGTACAGCTCTTAACTGAGCTGCTGTTACTAAAACTGGCATTTTATTTCCTCTCGTTTAGGGTGAGGCTAGCCACAGGGGCGAGACTAGC